CCGGTGGCCACGATGTCCACGTTCGGGATCGTGACCAGCGCCGGGGCAGTAGGTGCGTCCATCAGCCACCACCGAATTCGATATCCCCGGCCCGCCATGCGAACCTGACCCCGCCCGAGGACTTCAGGCCGCTAGCCGCCCGCACCACTGCTGTCGCCGTGACACCCGGCGGCAGGATCGTCACCGTGATCTGCCGGCGGTCCTGGTACTTACCGGGGATGAGTTCGTCGGCTGTGATCTTCCAGCGTGACCCCGGCGCGAGCGTGTACTCCTTGTTGTAAGCGATCTGTTCTAGGTCGGCGGCGCTGCTGAACATGTCCGGGTTGGCGCGTAGTGCCCTGGTCCCGGCGGGTACGTCAATCTTGACGGTGGCGTTGCCGTAGCCACGGGTGACAGTCTTGTCCGCGCTCAGTGACGTGAACCCCTTATCGGTGAACACGTCACCGATCTTGGATCCAACCGGGCCGAATAGGGTGTCTGCGTCCCAGGTGCCCCGCCACATCACCGCGTCCTGACTGAACGCTGGGGACCTGCTGATCAGGTCCGTGAACCGGGCGATGTTGTCAGCCTGCTCACCAGTGGGAACCTCGCCCGCACGGAGTAGCAGGTTCGTGTCCGATGCTCCCCGCCCGTACCAGACGGTGATAGCCGAGTTCTCCTCGGCTGCGCTGACATCGGTGGCCACGCCTTCGAGGGAGTTCCACAGGGCGTCGCCTTCCAGTGGTGCCACCCCATCAAGTGAGCTCGTCTCCTCACCCCAGGTGGCGTACACGGTCCCACGGCAGCGGTCGAATCCCTCGCACTCGGCGTAACCGCCGGTCGGGTAGGCGGCCTCCGCGTCCTCCAGCGTGTCGAACACGGTGCCGTCCTCAGCCCGGCACGGGTCGCAGGTGTTCTTGTCGAGGATCTCCGTCGCCGTGTAGGTGGCCGGCGGGGCGGCGTCCATCACGGCGGTGCGCCCCGCGTTCTGCGCGAGGGTGAGCGCCGCCCCGAGCTGCGCCCTGGTGGCGTTCTCGGACAGGCCGCCGAGGAACGAGTCCACTGCGTCCCCGGCATCCGCCCCGAGTTCAGCGGAGGTCCGGGCGGCGGCGACCTGGAGCGCCTTGATGCCGGCCTGCTGCGCGAGCCACCCTGCGGCGATCCCCGCGCGTGCGGTCGCGGCGCGCTCCAGCTTCGCGGTGTCCACCGTCACCCTGGCCTGGTCCACGGTGACGCCCTGGTGAGTGGCCTCACGGAGCATCGCGGTTGACGCCGTGTCCGCGAGCGCCCGCATGTGCATGAGGATCAGGTCCGGTCCCCCGTACAGGCCCGGGGGCGAGAGGGCGAGCCGGTCAGTGCGCCCCTGGGTGACGGCGGCGGTCACCGCGTCGGTGAGTTCCCTCCGCTGCGCGTCGATGACCTGCGCCTTGTACGCGCCCATCAGGTTGTCGAGCGCGGATGCCCACTGCTGCTGGTGGTCCTCCGGCTGGAACCCCGCCCGTATCTCAGCGGGGGTGAGCTGCCTCCGCAGTCCCGTGGCGGGCGGGGCTGCGGCGGCCGGGGCAGGTGACGGCTGGCCGGGAGCAGGAGGGAGCGCCTTCGGAGGCGCTGGATTCGGGGCAGCGGGCGGCTCCCCGGGGGCCGGGAGGTCCTCGCCGGGGACCTTGACCGGCCCTGAGGGCGCACCGGGGGCGGGGATGCCACGGGACATCGGCTGCCACGCTGTCTCCCGGGGCGGGATGCGCCACATCTTCCTGATCCACGCGTCCAGCGCCGGATCGGGCACGAGCGCCCCGGCAACGGTGAGTTTCTGGAGCGCGTCAGCGGTCACCTCGTAGTTGGTGCCCACGTCGGTGCAGAGGAGCCGGGGAGCGGGCTCCTCCTCGCCCCAGTTCTGGTCCACCAGGTCGGTGATGATCCCCGGCATGTTCGGGTGGCCGCTGGTCGCGGTGATGGCCACCTCGTCAGCGATCGCCTGGAGCGCGAGGAGGAACAGGTCAAGGAACGACTCACCGAGCGCACGGGAGCCGGTCTCGGTCTGCCCGAGCTCGATCAGCCCGGCGAGCGCCTGCTTCGCTATCACCTGGTCGAGGTAGCGGATGAACCCGAGCGCGTCGGGTGTGCTTCCGGTCAGGCCCATGAGGAACGGCTTGAAGCCGGCGGGCACTGCCATGCCCGCCTGGTCCCCGGCGCGCATCGCGGAGGCGAGCTGCTGCGCGTAGGACACCTGGGAGGCGGTCGCCCCGGCGGGTGCCTCCACCCCGGGGACGCCCATCCCGAACCGGCGGATCGACGTGGCGTGCACCCGCCATGTCTCGTGCTTGAGGAGCCACGCGCCGAAGCAGGCACGGAGCGCCGACACCCCCGCCCAGTTCGCGCCCTCCTGCTCGTGCACGTACCAGACGAGGCGGCTGGCCGGGATCGGCTTCTCCTGCGTCGTCTGGATGATGTCACTGACCAGCCCGTCCCGGGCGACGTTGATCCGGGCGAGCGTCCACGGCATCCGTGGCCCCAGGTTGTCCAGGTACGCCTGGCCGTTCTCGATCCGGTACCGGCGCTCGAACGGCATGTGCCCGTAGACGAGGTGGGAGCGCAGCGCGAGCGCGAGGTGCCGTGACCAGATCACCCCGCGCCTGCGTCCCGGGCCGGGTTTCAGGTCGGTGCCGAGGATGCCGACGCCGAGGTCATCGGAGACCCGCTGCACCACCTCGTCCCGGCAGCCTTCCGGGTCGATCAGCCACGTGGCCCGGAGGATCGGGAGGGTGAACGCCGCCATGACCGCCTTGATCTGGGGGTCATGGCGCATCCGCCCGTACGTGATCACCGACTGCGGCCAGATCAGGTCAGCGGTCGTCTCCCACCAGTCGGTGAGGAGCCCCTGCCCCTGCGTGCCCCAGAACAGGTCCGGGGTGCCGATGTCAGCGGTCGGGGGAGCCGCCAGCGGTGTCGTCGGCGGCATTAGGGGTTCACCGTGCCACGGAACGAGGTCCGCTGGTCAAGGTCGGTGCCTACCTCACGGACCAGGTAGGGATCGTTGCCGGGGCCGTGGCTTGGTGAGTAGGGGTGGGTCAGGTGCTCGCTGCCGGGGGAGTCATGGAGGGCGAAGAACTCCATCGCCTCGTGCCGCTCCACCAGGAGGCACTGGTCGAGGAGCCAGCGCTGCCAGGACCGGGTGTCGTAGGCGGCGGGCGGCACCGGCATGTAGTGGTTGACCCGGTAGCTCTCGCCCCGGCCAGGGTGACGGCTGTCGTACCCGAGCGTCGTGATGATCAGGGTGAGGCCCTGGGAGCCCTGGCCCCGGTCGAGGTCTTCGAGGGTGAACCGCCACCCGGGGCGGTACTCCAGGCACTCCACCAGGCAGGCGAGGGCGTTCGGGTACGGTGCCTCCTGGCGCATCGCCTCCGCGCCGCTCATCGCCTCACCCGCCCGCCAGGATCAGGGCAGGCACAACGGGGGGCGTGCCTGCCAGCGGGCGCTAGATGGTCACGCGGCTAACCAGGGCGGCCTTGCGGGCTGAGGCACGGAGAGAACCGCTGCCGCTCACCATACGCTACAATCACGGCGGGCAGCAGCCCCATATGGGCAACAGGCGGCTGTGGCGTGCCCGCAGGCGGACAGCGTGGCGGCCCCCTAGTGATTACCCCACCCGGCCGGGATCGGGCTCCACGGCGGGAATCACGCTCCCGGAACGGCACCCGCCATCTGGCCCCGGAACGGTTCCCGGGCCGTGGCGTGTGATCCTAGGGGCCGGTTAGCGCTCTCCGCTGCGGGCCGCTGCGGGCCGTGCCGGGGTGCCTGGTCAGGTAGCCGAGCTTCAGGAGCTGCCGGAGCTGGTAGCTGACGCTGCTCACGCTGGACAACCCTACCGCCTGCCCCACCTCCCGCATCGACGGCGGCACGTCCGAGGGCCGCCGGTACACGGCGAGGATCTTCTGCTGCCGGGTCGTCAGCACGTGGCTGGGCTTCCGGCCGCCCTCCGGGGCGAGCACGTACCCGCGAGCCACCCACCCTGACGCCGGCATCACGTCCTCCTTAGAACGGCACGTTCATGATATCGAGGTCGCCGTGCCCGTCCCCCGTCGCCGCCGACACCGCCGCCATGACCGCCCGCTCATGAGGTGAGAGGCCCGGCCGGGGGTCGTCCCGCGCCGGGGTCCAGTCCGCGACCTGCACCCGCGCCGCATAGGACACCACGTCCACCTGGTCGTCATGGGTGCCTGAGGGGAACGCCGCCAGCTCCGCCGTGAACTCATCGAGCCAGTCGCCGTCCGCGCAGTTCCCGCACTTGCACCCGCTGGTCACGGCGGGGAACCACACCCGGCCTGCGTGGACCCGGCCCGCCGCAGGGATCGCCCGGGTGCGCTTGTCGGTGTCGGCCATCACCTTCGCC